TGATTCGCCAACCCATGATTTACCCATGAGGCCCGCTGTGAGCAACATGAGAAACCATGAGATGAAGATGTTATATAGGAATTGCATGATATATTATATATCAAATCTAACCCCTTAGAGTTGTTCTAAAAGTGCTTTAAGTTTCTTTTTTGATTTGCCCATTGCCTTTGCTTTTGCAATGTCATCAATGTTTGAGATATCTTCACCAACAACGACAAGACCAATCATACCCATACCTTTGTGTGGTGTACACCAATAGTAGTAAACGCCTGGCACAGCAAATTCGATTGCAACCTCTTTACCGTTCTTTGATTTCTTTGGGATGTCAAATCCCTGTGGTGCGGCAATGATTTCCACATTATGTCCTTTTGATGTTGGTAACCATGTAATAGTATCTCCAACATCAATCTTTACAAGTTCGTTTGAGTAGACCATTTTACGGCCTGCTCCATCTTTATTTAACATTTCGATTTCAACAGTTTTTGCATAGGCAAGGTTTGCAAAAAATACAAACGCAAATACTGTTCCTATAAACGTAATCACTTTCATTTTAAATTATCCTTTTCTGTCATAAGTGCTTTTGCTTCTTCATAATATCCTTGAGATGCAAGTTGTGAAGCTGCTCTTGCATATCCTATTTTGGTAAAAATCATATTCCATTTTTTTGCGACCATTGAAAACCACACAGCGATTTTGTCACATATCTCACAAGTCTCCTCGTAAGTATGTCGTAGTACTAGTCCTATTGACATAGGTTATTTCTCCTTTGATGAGTTTCGTTAGGGGGAATGTCCAACTATTTATAACAGTATTACTGTCCTAACTGTTGCACATATGGAAAAACAGTAGCGTCATTTTTGCACAGGTGTGGTCTTTTTTTCGGATTTGGTAAAACGTGGTTTCTCTCGCATGGCCAGTTGGTGTCGAAACATATATTTAACATCTGGGTGATTCTCTGAAAATCGCAACATCATCTGTATTGCAACATATGGGTCACCCATAAAACGCAACCGTCCATTGACATAGAGTTTCCCTTTGTTTCCATTCATGTCTAATACAAAGTTATTATGTCGATATATCACCTTTATGCAGTCCTATAAAATATTCAGCATCAACTACCACAAGTGGTTTATGATTGTTACGTTTGATAACAACCACTGGTTCATAGTCTTTACAATTTTCAACTGCTTGAGAATATGATTCCCACACGTTTACTTTTTCTTGGTTTTTACACTCAATAGAATAAGGGAACTTCTCTCTCGCAGCCCTTGCCATAATCAAGTCTTCACCACCAGCGCCCATTGACCTAGATTCAACATCTTCTGGATGAACATCCAATTTTTCAATGAGAAGGTCACGAACCCATTGTTGCAACCTTCTACCTTTTGCTTTCGCACTTTGTGTTTTCAATACTCTTCTTCTTCATCGTATAAGTCATCTTCATTATCTTCTGGGATTTCTGCGCCACAGAAAACACAGTACTTTATTTCATAGTGATGTTCTGACATTCCATGACGTACTGTAAATTCTGCATCACATTCCTCACAGGAGATAATTTTTCTACTCATATTTATGCAGCGTCCTCATACGCATCATCCCAAGAGCCAGTCAATCCAGCAACCTCATATTCGGTCACTCTATTTTCAAAGAAGTTGGTATGGTCTGCACCGTTAAGTACCCATTCCAACCACGGTAGAGGATTTTCTTTAACCTTGAAGTTTGGTTTTAATCCCAACTGAAGTAACCTTCTGTCAGTAATATATCTTATATAGGTCTTTACATCTGACGATTCAAGACCATCTGGAGCACCCATCTTATAAGTTAACTGAACAAATTTATCTTCTAGTTTTACTGATTGTCTTGCCATCTCATAGATTTCTGATTTGAACTCATCATTTACAATCTTAGGATATTCTGTACAGAACTGTCGGAATAATTTTGCAATCCCCTCTACATGGATAGATTCGTCACGAATAGACCATTCTACGACCTTTCCCATACCTTTCATCTTTCCATATCTCTGGAAGTTCAACAGCATCACAAACGATGCAAACAGAGCAATACCTTCATTCATCACTGACTTTGCCATCGCTAGTGCCAGACCTCTGTGTGTCGATGTGTTTGAATCCATCATGAAGTCAATCTTGTCTGCCATTTCTGAATACTCAAGGAATGCATGGTATTCTTCTGGTGGCAAACCAAGTGTCTCATTCAACAGTGCATATGCACGTTGATGGATTGCTTCTCTGTTAGCAAATGAACCTAACATATTTCTGACTTCGTTATTCTTGAACTTTGGAATCAACTGGTCATAATAGTTCTGTCCAACTGCAACGTCTGCCTGTGTAAACAGTCTAAGGATGTTGGTAATGTAATCTTTCTCTGCATTAGTAACTTTACCAGACTTCCAATCAGATACGTCCTCAGATAAATCAAGTTCATCTTCAATCCAGTGTACCTTTTCATGTCTTGTTGTGATTTCAACTGCCCAAGGATAATAAAATGGTTTATAAGTTTCACTAAATTTCAATAGACTGCCAGCACCCCTCTTCTTGAAAAGTGTTTCAGCATATTTCATCAAGTCATCGTATCCACCGATACGGTCACCGTCTACAAAGATTTGTGGCACAGAATTTACTCTGCGAACATCATTTGGTTTACCAACGATTTCATTGATACCATTGATTGATTGATAGAACGCAAGACGTTCCTCTTCATTATCAATTACCTCAGCGGTGTACTTAAATCCATTTTCGTCAAACCATTTTTTGGTCATGTCACAAAAAGGACAGTCTGATTTAGTTACTACTCGTATTTCCATTTTTTTCTCCTAAACTGCGAAACTTTCACCACACCCACAAGATGCAGTTGCATTTGGATTGCTCACTTTTAAAAATGAACCACCCAATTCTGTTACATAATCCACTGTACAACCCAACACAAACATTTCTGCAACTGGGTCAATCACTAGATTTTCAACGGTAGGTTCTTCATCTGTTACTTCCCAAACATATTGGAAACCAGAACACCCACCACCTTTAACAGACAGGTAGACATTTGGTTTGCCTACCTGTCTTAAATACTCTCTTGCACTTTCTGTTAATTCAACTACCCTTGACACGCCACACATTCCTCTTGAGATGCTGCAACTGCCTGTGTTTCATAATCTTTTAGTGCATCACGTTTTACTTTTTGGGATACGTTTTCTGCACGTTGACCTGTTTCTGTTCTTAAATAATAAAGACCTTTACAACCCTCTTTCCATGCATTGTAATGTACTTGGTGTAAATACTTTTTCTCTGCACCAGCAGGGAAGAATAGATTCAATGACTGACCTTGGCAAAGAAATCTTTGTCTATCACCACCCTGTTTTACCAACACATTCTGGTCAAGTTCGATTGCAGTCTTGAAAACTTCTTTGACAGAATCAGATAAGAAATCTAAGTGTTGTACAGAACCACCATTAGTGATAATGGTCTTCCATATCTTATCGGTGTTCTTATCAACCTTTTCTAGTTCTTCTGCAAGATACTTGTTTTTCACAAGATGTGAACCGGCACGAGTTCTATGTGTGTATGCATTTGCCTTGATTGGTTCGATTGATGGTGAAGTACCACAGATAATAGAACTGTTTGCATTCGGAGCGATTGCAAGTAGATGTGCATTGCGTCTACCAGTGCCTTCCATATCTGGTGCCTCTCCTCTTTGTGAACCCATCTTTAAACTTTCTTCAACTGCTTCTTTTTGAATATATTGGAATACAACTGCATTCCATACATTTGCTGCCTCTGAATCAAAAGGAATTCTCTTTCTGTTTAAAAATGAATGCCATCCCATTGCACCAAGACCAAGTGACCTCTCTTGTTGTGCAGAGTATTTTGCACGACTAATCTCATCTGGTGCGTTATCAATAAAGAATTGTAATACGTTGTCCAAGAATCGAACAAGGTCACGAATCATTGTCGTACCTTTCCACTCCTCAAACAATTCGACATTGACTGAAGACAAGCAACAAACCGCTGTTCTTTCTTCAGATGTCGGTAAATGAATTTCGTTACAAAGATTAGAACCATGAATTTTTAATCCTTTGTCTTTCTGGGTTTGTGGCATCGCACGATTAGCAGTGTCAATAAAATTCAAGTATGGTTCACCTGTACGATATCTTACCTCTAGAATTTGTTCCCATAACTTTCTTGCTTTCATGGAATCACGAACTGACCCATCGTTAGGGTCAAGTAAATCCCACATCTCATCTCTTTCAATTGCTCGCATGAAAGAATCAGTAATATTAATTGCATGGTGCAAGTTAAGGTTCTTACGATTAACATCACCTGTAGGAACTCTCATGTTCAAGAATTCAATGATGTCTGGATGTGTAATATCCATGTACGCAGCATAAGAACCTTTCCTTGTCTTACCCTGTCTGTATGCTGTCATGTCTGCATCAACTGTGTGCAAAAATGGCATTGGGCCTGGGGCTTTGTCGGATACTGCTCGTACATCAGACCAGTGACCACCGACACCACCACCCTTCACAGAAAGCCATCTCAGTTCCGCCGTATGGTCAATAAGACCTTCTAACGAGTCTGGAACATAAGTTAGAAAACAAGAAATAGGTAACGCCTTTACCTTTTGACCAGGCAAAGGTGCATTTGATAATACAGGTGATGCAAACATGAACCACCCCTTTGAAACGTAATCGTAAATTCTTTGTGCAAGTTCCATATCTCCATATGAATATGCAACTGATGCTCTTGCAAACGCTTGTTGTGGACTATCTTCACCTTCAACACAATAATAATCTTTTAATAACTTTGATGCTTGTTCTGATAGAGTATTGTCACGTTTAAAATCTATGACAATCCCCAAATACTGTGAGTCTCTCACCATTGGAAACTCCACAACTTCTGCTGTCTGCATTTATTTTCTCCTAAATTTTTTTCCATTTTTGAAGTTCGACTTTTGCTGATAATCCTTGGAAGGTGTTAGTATGTATACATTTTGTAATCTCTGCAGCGTCCATTCCAGACAGTATCATATCATTAATGTCCTTTTGTCGCACATATTCAGGCCACACTACTACCTTATAATTCTCATCAATCGCCTTCTCTATTTGTTTAATTACTTCCCTGTTCCTTGGTTCGTTGTCTGGAACAAGAACTGCTTTATCTTTGTATTGAGGCACACGCAAGTCACTTTGAGCAACCGCAATACAGTTTGGTATAAAAAGACTATCAATTGGGCCTTCCACGACAAAAATATCCCTAGAAGTGTCAACCCTATCAAGTCCAAATATTTTAGGCACACTCTCATCAAGAATGATGGTAATGTACTTTGGTTTTTCTTTCCCAAACGCTCTTCCTTGGTATGCAAATATGTCACCATCAGAATCACGAAACGGAATCACCATCCTTGGGTGGTCACCATCCAAGGTGGGAAACTTATTTGGAACTAGTTCGTTAGTCCAAGAATAAAACTGATTGACCAGATAGATATCGCTATCATTAGGAATTCTTCGGTCTTCAATGAACCGATAAGCAGGATGCTCTTTTCCAATTTCTCTGAAAGATTTGACATTCTTAAAGATACCCTTCTGGTTAAAGACAGGTTTCGGTAAATCGAATTTTGGATTCTCGACATGGCCACCTCTACCTGTTGAAGTGTGACCCTCTTTGTACCGTTCTAATATATAGTCATCATGAATCTTAGAGTCGATATGTTTTATCAAATTAGATAAATTAGTTCCCA